TTTTAGAGGTACAGAACCAGATGAGATATCAGACATACTTGCTGACCTCAAAGCATTTCCTAGAAAATCATTTAATGATAAAGGATTAGTACATAGAGGATTTCGTGGCGAACTCGATAAAGTTTGGCCTGAAATAGAAAAGACTTTAAAACAATTTCCTAATTCAAGAATATATGTATGTGGTCATTCACTTGGTGCCGCTATGGCAACACTTGCAACTGCTCGTATGCAAACAAGAGTATGGGCATTATATACTTTTGGTTCACCGAGAGTTGGTACAAGAAAGTTTGTAAAGGGATTATACACAAAACATTTCAGAGTTGTAAATAATAACGATATCGTAACAAGAGTTCCACCAAGATTTATGTTCTACAGACACCATGGTGAGTTAGTATATATAAATCATTATGGTAATATAAGAAAATTAACACCGTGGCAAAGAATCAAAGATAGATTCAGAGGTTACAGAGATGGTTTACTTGACCCAGTTATGGACCATAGTATGGTAAACTATGTCAATCATACAAGGGATAAAGATGTACAAATATAAATGCGAAGTAATAAAAGTTGTTGACGGTGATACTGTTGATGTAAATATTGATTTGGGTTTTGGTATCTGGTTAAGAAACGAAAGAGTCAGACTCAAAGGTATTGATACACCAGAATCAAGAACAAGAGATTTAGTTGAAAAGAAGTTTGGTTTGGCCGCAAAGACTAGACTTAAAACAATGCTTGGTAAAGGTGAAAGAGTTATTCTTAAAACATACGCAGACAAAGATGGTCAAGATATGAAAGGTAAGTTTGGTAGAATACTCGGTGACTTTACCTATAAACAAACAACTGTTGTAAATCAACTTATTGCAGAAGGTCATGGTGTTGCGTATCATGGTCAAAGTAAAGATGATATACAAGAACAACATATGAAGAACAGAGAAAAACTTATTAGTGAGGGATTAGTAACTTTATAGTATGAATAGTGAATATTTGAAACTTATAGAATGTTGGGTAGGTAGGTCTTACAATCCAGATTTGGTTGAAGATAGTTTTGTAAAAGATATATTATATGAAACTGAAGAAGATTTACAGAACTTCTCAAAGATGTTAAAGAGTGCAGGTGTCATAGTAAAAAGACCAAAGTACTCAACATATGATGTGAAACAAAAACCTCAATTACTTCATGCGAGAGACCATTTACAAGTGATTAATGGTAAGTTGTATGTAGGCCCACGATACGAAAATAATATAAAAGATTGGTTGAAACTAAATTATGGTAGATTACCAGTTGTAACACTCGATAATCTTTCTGCACCAAGTATTATCAGAGCAGACAAAGTTATATTTGATGCAGTTGCAATAAAGAAGAAAAGATATGATTGGTTTGTTTCTGGTAATCCTAATGTGCCTACGGTTTATGAAAGATTAAGTTGTAGAGCAGAAGATATTGAAAGACATAGTGATGGTGTATTATGTGTTGTCAAAGAGGGTGTCATTATTGCGACACACGAGGCAAGAAACCTAGAACATATATTTCCTAATTGGGATATATTGTATTTAGAAAAGAATACAAACGAACTAGGTAAGATGAATATGTCAAAAGATATTGTTTGGCATCCATCACAGATACCGAGTGAATATAAAGACTGGGTTGGGTATGCACCAGAAACTTTTTTTGATGTAAACTGTTTACAATTAGATAGTGAACATCTTATGGTAACAAGATATAATAAGAAAGTGTTTGACTTTCTTGCAAGACATAACGTTGAACCTATTATTGTACCGTTCAGACACAGATACTTATGGGACGGTGGACTACATTGTATGACATTCGATTATAAGAGAGGATAAAAAATGTTAAGTAGACTATTCGCAGACACACTCTGGATTTACACAGGTATAGGTGGTGCCCTTGCAGGCGCTGTATTCTTAACTTACTTTAAAGGTACAAGAGCAGGACTTTGGTGTTATGCCAAGATAGATATGATACTTGATTATCTTGTTGCACGTTGGGGTCTAACATGGTTAGAACAACCAAATGATGCGTGGCGTAAGAAGTACCCACACGTTACAAAGAAGATAGATGAACTAGAAGAACGATTGTATTATGTAGAAAAAAATTGTCCTAAACTGTGTTCAGAATACGATAAAAAAGATTGACATTTAGTTATAATTATTATATAATAACTCTAAAAACGGAAAAGTATATATATTACTAGTTCGTTCAATCACCCCAATTATAAGGAGTATATAATGCCAGCACAATCTGTTGACACAAGAGAGTTTTTATCGCAAACAAAATTTTATGAAGGTTATTCAAGATACAAAGATTTAGAAGAACGATACGAAACTTGGGACGAAGCAGTTGACAGAGTGATTGATATGCATACAAACTATTATAAACAAAAGGATAATGGTTTGGCCCCATATTTAGATGAAGCCAGAGAGGCATACAAAGAGCAAAGAGTTCTAGGCGCACAAAGAGCATTACAATTTGGTGGTAGTCAACTACTAAAACATGAAATGAGAATGTACAATTGTACATCTACATATGTTGATCGCCCTGAATTTTTTGGTGAAATATTTTATATACTATTATGTGGTGCAGGTGCTGGTTTCTCAGTACAGAAACACCATGTTGCGAAACTCCCTAAGATACAGAATAGAACGAAACAAGCAAAAGGATTCATAGTTGAAGACTCTATAGAAGGTTGGGCATCTGCACTAGATGTTTTAATGTCCTCTTTCTTCGTAGGTGGTGGTAAATACCCAGAGTACGAAGGACGTAGAGTATTCTTTGATTTGACACAAATAAGACCAAAAGGTGCTAAAATATCAGGAGGCTTTAAAGCACCCGGTCCAGATGGATTAAGAAGAGCCCTAGATAGAATAGAGTATCTCCTTCAAGGTATTGTACTAGATTCAAAAGACCCTCAACCAGTAAGACCTATACATGTATATGATATTGCTATGCATGCAGCAGATGCAGTACTATCAGGTGGTGTTCGTAGATCGGCAACAATATGTTTATTCTCAGCCGATGACGAAGAAATGATGACTGCTAAAACAGGTAACTGGTTTGTTGATAATCCTCAAAGAGGAAGGTCTAATAATTCTGCCGTAATTGTTCGTGATGAAGCAAGTGAAGAACAATTCCATAAAATAATGGAATCTGTTAAACAATTTGGCGAACCAGGATTTGTCTTCGTTCAGTCAAAAGAACATACGACTAACCCTTGTGTTGAGATAGGAATGTTTCCTCAAATCAATGGCAAGTCAGGTTGGCAAGGTTGTAATTTGACTGAAATAAACGGAGGCATGTGCAATACCGAGGAAGATTTTTACAAGGCCTGCCGCGCGGCTTCTATCCTCGGTACCCTACAAGCTGGGTACACAAACTTTAAATTTTTATCTGAAACATCTAAACAGATATTTGATAGAGAAGCACTGCTTGGTGTATCAGTAACTGGATGGATGAACAACCCTGAAGTATTATTTGATGAGAAGGTACTGAAAAAGGGTGCAGAGATAGTGAAAAAAGTAAACAAAGAAGTTGCAGAGATTATCGGTATTAATCCTGCAGCAAGAACAACATGTGTGAAACCAAGTGGTAATGCATCTGTATTATTACAAACTGCAAGTGGTATTCATGCAGAACATAGTTCAATGTATATTAGAAATGTACAGATGAATAAAGAGTCAGAAATTACACAAGCAATTATGCAATCTAATCCTTATATGGTAGAGGAAAGTGTATGGTCAGCTGGTGGTACAGATGTTGTTGTTTCATTTCCTATTATACCAAAAAAAGGATCATACTTTAAGGATGATATTTTAGGAATTGATCACCTAGAGTTAGTAAAGAAAGCCCAACAACATTGGGTTGTCGCTGGAACTAACGAGGAGCTGTGTGCAGACGAAGGAATAAGGCATAATGTATCAAATACTATTATTGTCGATGACTGGGATAGAGTTGAAAGATATGTATTTGATAATAGATATTTTTTCTCTGGTATATCATTTCTAGCCGCAACTGGTGATAAAGATTTCAACCAAGCACCAAATACAGCTGTGATTACAGCAAATGAGATGGTTAAGAAATATGGTAATGCTGCAATATTTGCTTCTGGGATGGTTGTAGACGCACTTAAATGTTTTAGAAATCTGTGGGATGCGTGTTCTACTGCTCAAGGATTTGGTGAGAACATAAGTGAGGAATCAACTAACAATGCACTTAAAAAAGATTGGGTTCGAAGATTCAAACAGTTCGCAGAAAACTATACAGATGGTGATATCAAAAAAGCAGAATATTGTTTAAAGGATGCATATCTGTTACACAAGTGGAACAAGATACAAGATAACCTTAAACAAGTAAATTGGGTTGAAGATGTAAGAGAGAAAAAGTTTACTGATGTTGATACATTAGCTGCGGCAGCATGTGCAGGTGGTGCTTGTGAAATCGACTTCTAATATAAAATCTCCTTGCAAGCAAATATGCGTATTGAATAATGTAAACATATGTATTGGTTGTGGTAGAAAAAAAGAAGAAATTACAGAATGGATAAGAGCAACAGACGAACGAAAACAAGAGATATTAGAAAGGATTAGAGATGAGCAATGGTTTAGACGAGTACCAACTAGAATGTGATGAATGTGGAATCATTTGTTTTGTTCAAGTATCTCATCAACCTGAGTATTGTCCTTGTTGTGGTTCTGAAGCATATGCCGTTCTAGTTGATGAAGAATACATCTCACATTTCTTAGATAAGGACCTTGACTAAATAAATGTATGTGGTTATATAATGATAAAGAATACAATGAAACACCCGAAGACTATCAGGGATTTGTGTATCAAATTAAAGAACTCTCAACAGGCAAGAAGTATATTGGAAAGAAAAATTTCTGGTCTCCAAAAACTCTTCCGAAAAATAGCAAACGATCTAGAAAAACTAAAACCAGAGTTGAATCAAACTGGCGAGAATACTATGGGTCAAACAAAGAACTCCAAGAAAAAGTACAGAACAACTACTCGGAGTATGAAAGAGTAATACTACATCTTTGTAAAACAAAAGGTGAGATGTCATACTATGAGGCAAAGTTACAGTTTCAATATGATGTATTACTATCTGACGAATATTATAATGAATTCATCGGTTGCAAAATTCACTCAAAACATTTAAAAAAGTCTTGACATTTGTATCAAAAAATAGTATCTTGTAATTATGAAGAATCCAATTGCAAAATATTTAATGTGTGCTTATGCATACTATGTTGAAGATGCACCACTTGTAACAGACCATGAGTTTGATAAACTGGCAAAGCACATATTAGAAAATTATGATACAATTGAACACCCACACAAACATCTTGTAACAAAAGAAGATTTAGAAGCAGGTTCATATCTAGGTGAATATCCTAGTATAGTAAAGGGCGCCGTAAGGGCATATAGAATGGAAATGAAAGAGGAGTTGAAGAATAGATGACTAATTATGTATTTGATATTGATGGTACACTAACACCAAGTCGTCAAAAGATGACTAAAACTATGGAAGAATTTTTTACTGAATTTGTAAAAAATAATACAGTATATTTTGTTACTGGTTCTAATATAGAAAAAACCATGGAGCAAGTTCCTATGGATATTCTAAAAAATTGTAGAGAAGTCTATTGTGAATCTGGTTCAGATGTTTATTTCCATGATAGTGATTATGAAGGACTTATAGGTAGTGAAAGTAATTACGACAAGTATTGGGATTGTCCTGTAGAGTTGAGAAATATGTTGATGACTCTATTAAATCAAAGTGATTTTCCTACAACAATGAGAACTGGTAATCATATTGAAATAAGAAAAAGTATGGTCAACTTTTCAGTTATAGGTAGAAATGCTACTTTTTATGAAAGATATGTATACACTCTTTGGGATAAAGATAGAGGAGAAAGAGGAATGTATGCTAAACAAATTGAAGAATACTTTCCTGAATTAACAGCAACAGTTGCTGGTGAAATCGGTATTGATATTCACCCTAAAGGTAGAGATAAGAGTCAAGTATTGCCTCAGATTAAACAATGGCCTGATGGTAATGAACCAATCATATTCTTTGGTGATAAAATATATGAAGGTGGTAATGATTATCCACTTGCTTATGCACTTGACCCAGAGAAAGATACTGTTCATCATGTATATTCTTGGCAAGATACTCACAGATTGCTAAATAACATTATGGAAAAGCAAAGTGAATCTAACTAAAGAACAAGCACTACATTGTGCAAATATATTTCATGATTACTTTGGTCAATTTGAAAGAATTGACGAGTATATGAGAAGTCAAAAACTGGCACAGATTAAATCTATACCTACAGCCTTGCCTGGTATGGGTTTAGAAACAGATTTGTTTGATGATTACTCTATGTCGCCTGAAGATATGGACATAGAGGCAATTGAAGTAGATAATTTTGTTTGGGATACTTGTATCAATATGATATCAAGTCATTCTAATATGGTGTCTATTCCAGGTAAAACATTAAA